CCTCCATCACGAATGGATGGCGAAGGTGGGTTTAACTTGGGGAGATCTTCTGAGATCTTAAGAGATGAACTCAAGTTTACTAAGTTTGTTGCTCGTTTGAGAAAGAGATTTTCCAATATGTTTAATGACATGTTGAAAACTCAACTTATTCTTAAAAATATCATCACTCCAGAAGATTGGGATTCGATGAGTGAGCATATTCAATATGACTTCCTTTATGATAATCACTTCTCCGAACTGAAAGAAGCAGAACTCATGAATGAGAGACTGACTCTTGCATCAACGGCAGAACCTTATATTGGTAAGTATTACTCTCAGGATTATGTTCGTCGTAAGATTCTGCGTCAGACTGATGTAGAGATCCTTGAACAGGATGCACTGATTAAGAAAGAAATTAAAGATGGTGTTATTCCTGATCCAACTGCACCTGTAGATCCTGAAACTGGACAACCTTTAGATGCAGCATCCATGGATTTAGGTCAACCTCAGATGGAACCAGAGATTGATGGTTCTGCCACTGAGGCACCAGAAATGCCCAAAGGTGGTGAGATATAAATACCCATAGTCGTATAATATACATTTTAAATGGATGACCTTTTAGATATGATCATTGCTGATGAGTCACCATCACAAATCAGTGATGCTATTAAAGATGTTCTCTATGCAAAATCGGCAGAGAGAGTTGATACTTTTAGACCACTGGTGGCAAATTCAGTTTTTACTGGTGAAGATCCAGTTGAAATTGAAGTAGAAGATGATGAAGTTGAGACCACTGAGGGTGTTTAGTTATAAATAACTCATATTAGGACTTTATAAGCAAATGGCTACCAGAGCATTAATACTAGGTGATGAAATTGCAGTCCCAACTGCTGCTGGATCAGCGACATCTTTTTCACAGGCAACTGTGGTAAGAGTCGTTAATGTTTCTGGAAGTTCAGGGACTATTGGTGTATGTACCGTTGTTGGTGCTGCAACAACATCATTCATCACGATTCCAACCGGATCTGTTGAGTATGTTGAGAAAAAACCAACCGATGTTTGTTATGGCACAGGCACCATCAGAGGTGCAAAAGTAGGATACACAGGTTAATCAAATGAAACTCATCAGGGAAGAAATAGAATCCGTCGAATTTCTAGTAGAACAGAAAAACGGTAAAAAATCTATGTACATTGAAGGAGTTTTCCTTCAAGGTAATATTAAAAACCGTAATGGTCGTATGTACCCTATGGAAACTCTCCGTAAGGAAGTTTCTCGATATAATGAAAATCATGTTCAAGCAGGTAGAGCACTTGGCGAACTTGGTCACCCTGATGGTCCTACCGTTAATCTCGATAGAGTTTCTCACAAGATCGTATCCTTAAAAGAATCTGGATCTAACTTTGTTGGTAAGGCAAAGATCCTCAATACACCTATGGGTAAGATTGCATCTTCTTTGATTGAAGAGGGTGTAAAACTTGGTGTATCTTCTAGAGGAATTGGTTCTCTCAAAATGACAAGAGAGGGTGTTAATGTAGTCGGTGATGACTTTATGTTAGCAACTGCTGCTGATATTGTTGCTGATCCCTCTGCTCCTGATGCATTTGTTGAAGGAATTATGGAAGGTAAAGAATGGGTGTGGGATGGTGGCATTCTTCGTGAAAAGTATGCAGAAAAAACCTATAAGCAAATTAATACTCTGGTAACCCAGAAACAACTTGACGAGAAAAAGTTAAGTCTATTTAATGATTTCCTTGCGAATCTTTAATTTTATAAATAAATATAGTTTTAATACGGAAAAAACGGAGAGTTAAAATGTCTCGTGGCAAAAAATTACAAGAAATGGAAGTAAAGACACAGCAATCCCGCACCGCTGTTAA